TCTCTAGAGTCCCGTCCCGACGAGTACGCGGCGCAGCAGATCCAGATGCAAGTGCAGCAGATGATGATGGCCGGGATGCAACCTCCCGAATTCCCCATCCCGCAACTGCACAACGCGGTTTTTAGAAAGACCAAGCGTTACGGGAAGGTCTGCATTGACCCGGTCCCCCCGGAGGAAGTGCTGATCTCTCGGGACACGCCCAACGACATCACTAAAGGGCGGTTTGTCGAACACCGTACTAGAAAGTCCATCTCCCAGATCCGGGAGATGGGCTACGACATCCCGGACGATATTGCGGACTTTGCTCCAAACGCGGAGTTCAACGAGGAGCGGGTTGAAAGGCACAAGTTCGATGATTCAGACGCCATGCGCCTGGATCAGTCTGCGGACCCCGCGACCCGCATGGTGTGGCTGAGTGAAGCCTATCTGTGGGTGGATTATGACGGGGATGGGATTGCCGAGTATCGCAAGGTGACGAAGGTCGGGAAGACAATCCTCGACAACGAGGAATTCGACTCCCTCCCGATCATTGGTGGTACGGCGATCATCATGCCGCACAAGCATTACGGGCTTTCGATTCACGATCTTGTCGGGGATATTCAGAAGATCAAGTCCACCATTACCCGGCAGCTTCTGGACAACGCCTATGTCGCCAACAACGGGCGCATGGCGGTCTTGGACGGCATGGTGAACATGGACGACCTGCTGAATAGTCGTCCTAACGGCATCATCCGCATGAAAGCCTTGGGCGCTGCTCAGAGGATGGACAGTCCTCTCTTGGGTGCGCCGTTCTACAACCTGCTCGAATACTTCGATCAGGTGAAGCAAAACCGGGTGGGTGCTACGGACTTCCCGAATGCGGTGTCTCCGGACGCGATCAACGCGAAGGCTACGTTTGTAGACGCCTTCCGGAATGCCGCGATGGAGCGGGTGAACCTGATGGCGAGGATTCTCGCAGAGGGTCCGGTCAAGCAGCTTTTTTGGAAGATCATCGAACTGACTTCCAAGCACCAGGACAAGCCGCAGACGGTCAAACTGCGGGGTAAGTGGACGCAGGTAGACCCGCGAGAGTGGCACAACCGCTTTAACATGACCGTTACGGTGGGCCTTGGTACGGGTTCACAACAGACGATCCTCCAGGGTGCGATGGGCATCATGGAGATCCAAGGCGGGCTGTTGAAGTCAGGTCTTATGGGCCGGGTGGTAACGGAGAAGAACATCTACGAAGCGGCGAAGAAGTACGCGAAAGCGACATTCCCGAGGGAAGCGGACATGATGTTCACCGATCCCTCCACGCTGCCCCCGCCGCAGCCCGCGCCTGACCCGGATATGCTCAAGCTACAGTTGCAGGCGCAAAAGTTGCAGATCAGCGACGCGCAAAAGCGCGACAAGATGCAACTGGACGCCTATCAGCAGAACATGGACCGCATCTTTGAGAGCCAGAAGGCGAAGTTCGACGCTGCCGCTGCTGAGAGGCAGGCGCAGATGGAATTCAGGGCCGAGACTCTGAAGCAGGCGATGAAGACCGAGGCCGAGGAAAGGCAGCGTCTTGTGGATTCCTGGCAGGAGATCGGGAAACAGGTCGTGGGTGGGGAGATCGAGAAGCAGAAGATGCAGCTTCAAGAAATGCTTGCCCAGACATCCGAGGCGCTGAAGCACGAATATTCCAAGGTGGAAACGATGCTGGCCGAGGTGGTCAAGGCCCAGATGACGCCGAAGGAAGTTGTTAAGGAAGGCGGCAGGAAGATCGTCCGTCCGGTGAAGAAAGACTAATGCGCTGGCTTGTGGTGTTGCTTCTCATGGGCTGCACGGTGGAGCCGGATACCACGCAGCCTATCAAGGTGACTTTCGTCAAAGACACTTCAGAGGTTCGCCAGAAGTGCGGAAACACGCCTTTGGAACCTTACGGCTGCGCGAAGCAGCATCGGTCCGAGATTAACCCTAAAGGTTCCTGCGAAATCATCGCTATCCGGCCCACGGGGTTCGATGACCATGAAGCCGTCAAAACTCTCGGGCATGAGTTGCTGCATTGCCTTTGGGGTCCGGTGCATATCTAAGAGGATATATGGCAGACAACACAACGCTAAACGCCGGGTCTGGTGGTGATGTTATCGCCACCGATGACATTGCAGGAGTGAAGCACCAGCTTGTAAAGATCGAGTACGGCGCGGCGGATTCTGCTACGCCTGTTAGTCCGGCTAACCCTCTTCCTGTTACGCCTGGAGGCGCGGATTACGAGACTGTGGCCGCGTCACAGACCGCGCAGGTTTTGGGTGCGACCGGGGCTGCGGGGGATTACCTGAACTTCATTCTGGTAATTCCTGCTACGACCTCCCCTGGGAACGTGCTGCTGCTGGATAACGCCACCTCGATCACGGTGTTTACTGGTGGCGCGTCCAGTGTTTCCAACCTTGTGCCCTTTGCCATTCCGATCATGGCGAAGTCGGCTAGTGGGGCGTGGAAGATCACCACCGGCTCTAACGTGAGTGCGATTGGGATCGGCAAGTTCACCTAATGCTGTTCCCGTCATACCTTCGGTCCCCGGCGCTGGACGGGGTTTCTAACAACGATCCATATTTCTCCAGCGTAGTCCTGCTGGCGGTAAATAACAACGCGGCGAACGGGTCTACTACATTTGCAGACCAATCCCCCGTCGCTAGGACGCTGACGGCGAACGGGAACGCGGCGTATAGCAGCGCCTCTGCGCCTACGGGCATGACGACCTCGATGGCCTGCGATGGGACTGGAGACTACATCTCCAGCACCAACAGCACGGACTTCGATTTCGGCGCTGGCGATTTCACGGTTGAGGCGATGGTTAATTTATCCTCGACCGCGACGCAGATATTTATATGCAAGGACGATGTAACTAATCGGTCGTGGCATATTGCTTGGGTGAGTTCTATCGGCTGGCAGTTCGCGTATTGGGTGGGTGGCGTGGCGACAAACTATCGCCCCGGCACTGGAAGCGTTAGCACGGGCACTTGGAATCACATCGCCGCAAGTCGGAACACGACGAACCTGCGTTTCTACGTCAACGGGACTCAGGTCGGTGTGGCGAACAACATCAGCACCAACACCATTGATACCAAAACCGCAGTGCAAAGCGTGGGGGCCTCTGGTGCGGGAAGCTTCGGCCTTAACGGGTATATCTCCAACGTCCGAATCACTAAAGGCGTGGGGCGGTATGCAAGCGCGTTCACGGCCCCGACCCTGCCGCTGCCGACAAGCTAATGCCCTCCTACTTCTTCCGCGTCCCTAAAGGCGCAGACCTTTCCCAATATCAGGCGCAGCACGACCTTATCTATCCGGGGAACAAGGTCGCCGCGCTGCCTGACGCTTACGGAGGGCTGTTGGTAAAAGTTGCCTATGCAGAGGGAACGCCAATGCCTCAAGGCGCGATTTCGTTCGCGGCGGCGAAGGCTGAACTGGATTCCATCGTGGGGAATGTCTAGTGCTGCTACCTCTCCTGATGAATCTCGGGATGTTGGGGCGCACTTCCACCCCAACGGTATATCCGGGGAGCATTCAGACCTCTTGGCAAGAACATGTAAGCGAAAGGTATAGAAAGCGTCATTCCCGCCTTGTAAGCGAGGAAAGGCAGCTAGAGCAGAAGCAACAAAAGCTGGAGAAGTCTCTGAGGAAGGCGAAGAAGAAAAGCCTTCCTGTTGACGGCATCCTGGCGAATTACCAAAAAATCGCGTTGAAGCTTGACGAGAAGAGAAACGAGATAAGGCTGCTGGAGATTGAGTTTAATCCGGCGGTATTCATGGATGACGACGACGAGGACGACGAACTGTTGTTTCTTAACGCATGACACCTGAAGAAGAACTGCAGCGGGCAGCGGAGGCTGAGGAGATTCTGGGCCGTCCCCTGTTCAAAGAGGCGTTCAGAGAGGTAGAGACGGCAATCCTGGAAGGGATCAAGCTGTCCCCGATCAAGGACGCGGATTTCCGAGAAAAGTGCTGCCAGCAGTACATCCAGCTTCATGCCGTGGTCGGGAGACTGCGGACCTACATGGAGACGGGGAAACTGGCTGAGGCCACGCTACAGGAGAAGATTCGCAAGGTAGTGAACTGGTAGGGGAGCGTTCCGCCAACCCCGCCTGATTAGAGGGCACAAAGAGGCCCAAGGGAGTGAAAGTGGAAGAAGGCCAAGCTGTTGTAGAGCAGCCGTTTAGCATCGAAGATCGAGCGCAGAACCTAGCCCAAGGCATCCTCGCCCAAGAGGAAGGAGCGCCGCGAGACGAGAAGGGCAAGTTCACCAAGCCCGCCGCTCCGGAAGCCGCAGAGGCCCCAGAAGCCACGGAGGAGGCGCAGGAGCCTGCGGAGGAAGCCGAGGCCCCCGAGACCCCCGAGGTCGATTGGGAGTCCCTGAAGGGGCTTAAACGGCGTCTGAAGGTGAAAGCCGAGGACGGTTCGGATGAAGAGGTCGAACTGAGCCTAGAGGAGATGGAAAAGGGCGTGATGCTGGAACGCTCTTACCGCCAGAAGACGGCCCAGATCGCTAGAGAGCGGGAATCCTTGCAGCAGAAGGTTCGGGAGACTATCGAGCCGAAGCTGAAGGAATACGACGACAAACTCCAGATTGCCGAACAGGTGATCTGGCACACGCTGGCCCCTGAACTGCAGTCAACGGACTGGAACAAACTCGCGCAGGAAAACCCTGCGGAGTGGGCGCAGAAGTACCAGAAGGTACAGAACATCAACGGCAAGCTTGCGGCTATTCAGGCCGAGCGAAGGAAGATTGCCGAAGCGAACGCGCAGGAAGCGCAGGCCAAGGCAATGAAGGCCGCTGAAGAGGCAGTAGAAACGCTCCGCACGGAGATTCCCGGCTGGAATGATGAGTTGTACGGGAGGATTCTGCGGACGAGCATCGAGCAGTTTGGATTCAAAGCAGAAGAAGTAAACGCCATCACCGACCCACGAGCGATCAAAGTGCTGCATGACGCGATGAAGTATCGCGCTCTGCAAGCCAAGCCCGTTGTGGAGAAGCGTACCCCCGCGCCGGTTCCCAAGGTTGTGAAACCAGGAACTGCGGAAAAAGGTAACGCTGGCGCTGATAAGTGGAAAGAAGGGATGGCAAAACTCAGAAAGTCCGGAAGGACTGAAGACGCCGTCGAATTGGCGAAGATTCTTCTAGCCAACGAAGGCAAAAAATAACAATAACAAAGGAGTTTTGCTATGGCTAACCCCGTTGGAACTTTTCAGACGTACCAGGCCGTTGGCAACAGGGAAGACCTGTCCAACATGATCTATGACATCTCGCCCACCGAGACGCCCTTCACTAGCATGGCGAAGCGGGGCAAGGTGTCCAACAAGTATTTTGAGTGGCAGACCGATGGCCTCGCCACGGCCTCCGCGTCCAACGCGCAGGTTGAAGGCGATACGCCGTCGAACACCACGGTTTCTCCCACGACCCGGCTGTTTAACGTCACGCAGATTCTGAGCAAGACGTTCAACATCTCGGGCACCCAGCAGGCGTCGAACCCGGCTGGTCGTGCGGATGAACTGGCCTATCAGCTGGTCAAGTACGGCAAGGAAGTGAAGCGCGACATGGAGTCGGCTTTCGTGGCGGCGAACAGCTACCGCGCAGGCACCTCTGGTACGGCGCGAGTCTCGGCGTCGCTGGAATCGTGGATGTCCACCAACTGGACGACCATGAGTTCGGCGACTTCGGCGGCTTCGCCCGGCTTCTCCTCGACGGGTACGCTTGCCCCGACCGACGCCACGATCCAGGTCACTGTGACCGAGGCGAACGTCAAGGCGATCATCCGCGCCTGCTGGACGGCGGGTGGCAACCCGGATGTGCTGATGGTGGGTCCGTACAACAAGGTCAAGGTTTCCGGCTTCTCGGGCATCCTGACCAATTCGATTCAGCAGAAAGCGGGTGGTCAGGCGACCATCATCGCGGCGGCTGATTCGTATGTTTCGGACTTTGGCACGTTCAAGGTCGTCCCGAGCCGCTTTAATCGTGATCGCACTGTCTGCGTTCTGGACATGGAGTATTGGGAGATCGCGTACCTGCGGCCCTTCCAGCAAGTCCCGCTTGCGAAGGTGGGCGACTCCGAGCAGCGGATGGTGATCGTGGAA